GTGTTGAAGAAAATATACGTTGAATTTTTGACCCCCCTACCCAATAAATAGTAAATTGGTCGGCATATCGAGCGAAAGGAGACGATATTTGTGGCGACTAAAAAGGAATACACGAAAGAAGAACGCATTAAGAAAGAAGTAACACGTATGAATCGTATTCTAAAACAAGAAGAAGTGGACGAAAGTAAAGTTAAAGCTTTAGATGGAGTTATTCAACGTGCAGCTTTTTTGAAAATTGCTTGCGAAGATTTTGAGGTGTTTTTACTTGAAAATGGTCACACAGAACCGTTTCAACAATCGCCTCAAGTGCCTCCATTCAATAAGATTAGAGCAGAAGCAACATTACATCAGAGTTCAGTCAAAGATTACAAATCACTAATGAAACAAATTGCAGATACACTAGACATTGTAGGTAATAAGAATTTATTAGATGATGGGTTTGACGAGTGGAATAAAGGTGATCAATAGTGGCTAAAAAATCACAAAAGGTAGAATTAATTAGATACCCATTAGATTACAATCCAGTTATTGAATATTACAACAAAATTAAATCTGGTGAAATACTTGTTAGTAAGAAAGTTGAACGAGTATATCAAGAATTAGTACGTAAGATAAATGATCCAGAATGTGAATTTAAATACGACGCAACTAAAGCAAATAAGGCAATTGAATTTGTAGAGAACTTTTGTAAGCATTCAAAAGGTGAATGGGCGAGAAAGAAAATAGTATTAGAGTTATGGCAGAAAGCATTAATAGCAGCTACATTCGGAATGGTAGATAAAGAAACAGGTTATCGAATGATACAAGAACTTGTATTGATAATTCCTCGTAAGGCAGGTAAATCGACATTAGGTTCTGCAATAGCATTGTACTTGTTAATTGCTGATGGGGAAAATGGTTCAGAAGTTGTTGCCGTAGCTACAAAACGTGATCAAGCAAAGCGAGTATGGGATGAATCAGTTAAGATGATTAAAAAATCTCCTACTCTATATAGACGCATTAAGTGTCGTGTTAATATGGTCAAGCACGAAGCGTCTGAATCTGATTACAAACCAGTAGCAAGCGACAGTAATAGTTTAGATGGTCTGAATCTTCATGGATCTTTTATGGATGAAATCCATGCATGGACAGATAAAAACTTATATGATGTTATTGTTGATTCCATGTCTACACGTAAGCAACCATTAAACTTTATTATGTCTACTGCGGGATATGTTCGAGAAGGTATTTATGATATCAAGTATAAGGAATGTGAATCAATCATTAGAGGCTATGACACGGGAAATTATACGGATAACACAGTACTTCCGATTATTTATGAACTAGATGATGCAGAAGAGATACATGATGAATCGATGTGGTATAAAGCTAACCCAACGTTAGGAACTGTTAAAAGTTTGAGTTTTATCAGAAAAAATTACAACAAAGCTATAGAAGATTCTGTGAATATGCCTAACTTATTAACAAAGGATTTCAATATCCGACATAATGGTGAAGTCACATGGCTTAATTATCAAGAAATACATAATGAAGCTACATTTAATATCTCTGAGCTTAAACCTCGTTATGCAATTGGTGGCGGAGATTTATCTAACATCGGAGATTTAACTTCAGCATCTATTATATTTAAATTACCAAACGATGACACATTATATGTAGAAACAATGTATTGGATGCCAGAAGATACATTAGAAGAACATATTAGATCAGATGACGTACCATATGATATTTGGGCTGAAAAAGGTTATTTAAGATTATGTAAAGGTAATATCGTAAATTATGAAGATGTTACAGCGTGGTTCTTAGAATTACAACGTAAATACGGTGTCTATTTATATATGGTTGGATATGATAGATGGCAAGCAGGATACTGGGTCAAAGAAATGAAAGATAATTTCGGAGAACATACGATGAAAGATGTCGCACAAGGAGCAAAGACATTTTCTATGCCTATGAAAACTTTAGGTGCAATGTTAAAAAGCAAGAAAGTTAACTATAACAATAACCCTATAACACAATGGTGTTTAATGAACACTGTGGCGAAGATAGATGACAATGAAAATATACGACCTGTAAAGGGTAGCAATTCAAAGAAACGTATTGATGGTACAGTTTCTATATTAGACGCATTCGCAGTAATGTTAGAAAACAAACATGAATATGAAGCCATGATTTAAGCAAGGAAAGAGGTGAGAATTTGAAATTATTTAATTGGAACAAAAATAATCAGACAAATCAAGATAAGATGACTAAAAGTCAAGTTGTGAAAATGTTCACAAATGCAGAAAATGAATCATATTATGCATGGAATGGAAACATCTATCAAAATGATATTGTACGAGCTGTAATTCGTGCTAAATCTAAAGCAATAGGCAAAGCAGTAGCTAAACATATTCGAGGTGATAAAGTAAATCCAGAACCGTATATGAAGCTTTTATTACAAGAACCAAATACATTAATGTCTATGCAACAATTGCTAGAAAAGACTATTACACAATTAGAATTGAATAACAATGCATACATCTATATTGACCGTGATGATATTGGATATCCAATTGGCTTATATCCTATTATTGCAACAAGTGTGCAAGCAATGACTAACAAACGAAATGAATTATTCTTACAATTCACTCTAAAGAAAAATGGACAAATTATCATTTTTAATTATAAAGATGTAATACATTTACGTCAAGACTTTAATGAAAGTGAAATCTTTGGTGATTCAAACTATGAAGCGTTAGCAGGTTTAATGGAAGTTGTTACAACAGTTGACAAAGGCGTAATGAAGGCTATTAAGAATAGTAATATTATCCAATGGCTACTAACATTCAACGCCAACATGCGTCCAGAAGATTTAGAAAAGAGTGTTGAAAGTTTCCGTAAATCATTTTTAGATATTGAAACAGGCGTAGGCGGTGTTGCAGGTGTTGATAATAAATCAGAAGCCAAGCAAGTAACAAACCAATCTATTATGCCTGATAAGGAATTACAGAAAGAGAATGCTAAACGTGTTTACAATTACTTCGGTGTGAATGAGAAGATCATTAATGCATCCTACAATGAGAATGAATGGATTGCGTTTTATGAATCTAGTATCGAACCTTTATTAATTCAATTGTCAAATGAGTTCTCACGTAAATTATTTACACGAAAAGAACGATCATTCGGAAATTGGATTATCTTTGAGGGTGCTAATTTAGCATTTGCTTCTATGAGTACTAAACTTGCTCTTGTAGGATTAGTAGATAGAGCTGTAATGAATCCTAACGAATTACGTGAGATTTTAAACATGTCACCAGTTCCGCATGGTAATGAGTATTTATTACGTAAAGATACAGGTACAGCAGAAGAAGAAAGAACAGAAGTACAAACTACTCAACCAAATAATGGTACGAAAGTTAAGTCCACGAAAGGAGGGGAGAAATAATCTTGAAACAGATTCATATTAAAGGTGCTATTGTAAGCAATGATATGAAAGAAGTATATGATTGGTTTGAAATGGAATCAACCTGCCCTGAAGATGTTGTAAAGCATTTAACAGGTGAAGATGTGGAGGTTCTAGTGAATAGTGGTGGCGGTTCAGTTATGGCAGGAGCAGAAATTTATACAGCTCTAAAGTCATACACAGGAAAAGTAACAGTTAAGGTTCAATCTATTGCAGGTTCATCAGCTTCTATCATTACAATGGCAGGTGATATTGTTGAAATTTCACCAGTAGCTCAAATTATGATGCATAATGTCACGATGGGAAATCAAGGGGATCATCATTCAATGACGAATGCGGCAGAGATTCTTAAATCAGCAAATGAAGCATTAGCAAACGCCTATGTACTTAAAACTAATATCGCTAAAGAAGAAATTCTTGCAATGATGGATAAGGAAACTTGGTTAAACGCTGATACAGCTATTCAACTAGGGTTCGCTGATAAGATAATGTTTACAGAAACTACGTCAGTTAATCCATTAAGTCTAGTTGCATCTATGAATGATGGTATATTGCCACAACAAGCAATCAATAAATTCACAGCAATGAAGAATGAAAAGAAACAACGAGAGATACTAAATGAAAAAGCAAAGCATTTGACTCAATTAAATCTATTAAAATTAAAGGAGATTAAATAATCTATGAAATTAGAAGAATACAAAGAAATGCGTAATGCATTAGTAACAGAAGCAGAAGGTTTAATTAATGAAGGGAAGTTCGAGGAATCCACAGCTAAACAAGCTGAAATCGTAGCATTAGATAATAAGTTTGATACAGCTCAAAAGGAATTAGCAAACTTAAACGCTCTTAAAGAACAAGAGAATGTATTTTTAGAAAATAAATCCATCGCAAAGGAAGATTTAACAATCATGGAGAACAAACTTGCAACAGGTACAACATTATCACAAGACAAACAAATGGAGAATGCTTTTGCTAAAGCAGTAATGGGTAAAGAATTATCAGTTACAGAAATGCAAAACATTACTTATGCAGAAGATAACCAAGTAGTAATTCCTACAACAACTATGAATGAAATTATCGGTTTAGTTAGTGAACAATATCCATTCTTTGGTGATGTTCGTAAATTAGAAATTAAAGGTAATGTAATTCTACCTAAACACAAAGCAATTAAATCTGGTGATGCTAAAGCATATGGTGAGAAAGAAACAACAGTAGTAGAAGAAAATGATTTCGTTAAAATTACTTTAGCAGGTGTTGAAGTTGCTAAACTAATCGAAGTATCATTCAAAATTGAGAACATGTCAGTAGAAGCATTCATGGTTTACCTTAAACAAGAATTAGCAGACCGTATCGGTAAATTAGTTGGTGAAATGGTATTCACGGGTGTACGTGCAAACGGGGAATTCGAAGGTGCTATTAAAGTGTTAGACGATGCAAAACAATCTGTAAAATATGCGTCTGGTACTGACATTACTCTTAAAAATATCACTGACGCAATGTCTAAAATCAAATCTGCCCATTCAAATGGTGCGGCTATCTATGTAAGCAATGAAACTTTATGGACTCAGCTTGTAAACATCGTTGATGGTGTGGGTCGCCCATTGTTCGTTTCAGATGTGACATCTGGCGGTGTTGGTCGTATGTTCGGACGTGTAGTTAAAGTTGATGGCGGTGTTCCAGAAGGTGCTGTAGTTATCGCTAATGCAGCTAAAGGTTATGCAGTTAACACTAACAAAGGTTTATCTGTAGAAACTGACAAAGACCTTAAGAACCGTACTACTCAATTCTTAGGACATGCAATCATGGATGGTGCTGTAACTGATGAAACAGCAATGGTAGTAATTCTACCAGAAGTTTAATAATAAAGAACGGAGAGATAAAATTGGAACATTTAGTTGTTAAAGTCTTCTCTGATAAAGAGTTGGGTAAGTTGTTCTTACCTAGCTCTTATTTTAATTGTGAAGATTTAGAGAAAATCAATTCATTATCTTCTCTTGGATTTATTATTCCTAATGATCACACTAAAACATTAGAAAAACCAGTAGAAGAAGTGAAACCAGAATCAAAGTCAACACGCAAAACATCACGCTCAAAGGCGGTAGATAAAGATGTTGCAAAAGGTTAAATTAGCACTGCGTATTACAAATAGTCATTTTGACGAAGAAATTCAAGATATTATAGATGCTTGTTATCTTGATTTGCAAATCAGTGGGGCAAGTAAGTTGACAGGTACTTATGAAAAGTTAGTTAATCGTGCTGTGACCTTGTATGCCAAAGCACAATTCGGATTAGAAAATCCAGATAGTGAAAAATTCCAGAACTCTTATGAAGCTTTAAAACGACAATTAACATTGAGTGGTGATATTATATCATGATGTTTAAAGAAGGTATCGAATTAATCACAGTAGAGGTTTATAAGGATGAATTGCATCAAGATAAAACTAGAGAAAATAAACAATTAGTATTTGGTGATAAGAAATCTATCGGACAATCAGAGTTCTTTATGGCAGGTCAGAATGGCTTCAAACCAAGCAATATGTTTTTGGTTAAGGCAATCGACTATAACAATCAAACTAAATTAATCCATGAAGGTAGAAAGTACGCAATCTATCGTACCTATCTTAAAGGTGAGAATGTGGAATTATATTGTGAATTTAAGGTAGGTGCTTAATGTGGATATTGACAACTTAGCAAATGAAATAACTAGACAGTTAGCACTCTATGCAAATGCTGTAGAAAAAGATGTAGACAAAGCAGCTCAAGAGGTTAGCAAGGAAGGTAAGAATAAGTTACACCAAATATCCCCAGAAGGTGCTACTGGTGATTACGCTAAAGGATGGGCTATCAAGAAGAAGGGTAACAACTATATTCTTTGGAATGCTACAGACTATCAACTTACACACTTACTAGAAAATGGACACGTTAACAGAGATGGTTCAAGAACTACCCCACAACCTCATATTAAACCAGTAGAAAAGCAAATGAATAAAGATTTCGAAAAGGAAATTAGAAAGGCGGTTGAAGGGAATTAAAATAAAAGAATTTGCTAAATTGCTAGGTTCATTGGGATTACCTATTGCTTACAACCATTTCATAGTTACTGACTATAGTCCTTCACCAGAACCACCTTACATTGTTTACTTGGAAGAAGATTCTAATAATTTTGGTGCTGATAACAAGGTATGGAAGCAGGTTGTTAATTATCGTGTTGAAGTATATTCAGACGACAAGAATTTAGATTTAGAAGAAAAGATAGAGAAGCTACTAGATGATAATGGAATTTTCTACGACACTGACGAGACATATATAACTAAAGATAGTTTATATCAACGTATGTATTTTGTCACACTTATAAAATAAAAATTAGAAATGGAGCAAAATTAAATTATGGCAAAAAATCGTGTATTATACGGTCTTACAAATGTTCACTATGCAGTAATTGAACGTGAAGAAGATGGTACTTATAAATATAGTACTCCTGTACGTGTTGAAGGGGCAGTTTCTTTAGAGATGTCACCGACAGGAGATCCAATGAACTTCTATGCAGATAATGGTGTATTTTTCTCTCGTAATGCTAACACAGGTTATGAAGGTACATTGACAATTGCAATGATTACAGACCAATTTCGTACAGATGTATTAGGTGAGAAAATGGTGAACGGTGGCTTCTTAGAATCATCTGATGCTAAACAAAAGGATATTGCATTGATGTTTGAGGTTGATGGTGATGTTCAAGCAACTCGTTTCGTTTATTACAATGTAACAGTTGCTCGTGCTAACGTATCTGCTGCTACAGTTGCAGAATCAATCGAAATCGAAGGTCAAGAACTTTCATTCACAGCAAAACCACGTACAAACGACAAGGCAATTCGTTGGAATACAGGTGATGCTACTGATAAAGCAATTTACGATGCTTTCTATACAGCAGTGGTGGAACCAGTAAGCGTCACTACTCCTTAACAATAATTCTATTAAAAATAAAAAATAATAGGAGGATCATTCCTTATGGCAGAAAAAGTATTAACGATTGGTGAAAAAAAAGTACCATTTAAAATTACAGGAGCAACTCCATTGATGTATATGTCAATGTATGGCACAGATTTCTTAAAAGACTTTATGGACTTAGAAAAGATACATTCAAATGGTGAAGCACCAGACATGATGACATTCTATAAAGTTTCATATTGTTTAGCAAAGAAAGCAGATAGTGAAATACCAAAAATGGAGGATTGGTTAGATTCGTTTGAAGATGGTTTTCCAGTAGCAGAAGTAGTACAGGAGTTAATGCCATTAATTCAAGCTAATTTCCAAAGTACATACAAAAGTAAAACGGTTAAAAAAAAGTAAAGAATGGCGAAAGTGAAGAGTTTACAACGACTCAATACTTAGTCATGTCTAAACATTACAAACTGGATTTCGTAGAGTTAGATATGATGTCGATTGGTATGGTGTTAGACCACATAACAGCATATTCAGATATTCAAAACTCTAATAGTAATAATGGAAATAAAACAACTGTACGTAAAGCAACTCAAGCCGATATAAACGCTTTGAAAATTTAAAACTACTAGGGGATTATCCGATACGGGTAGTTCCCTTTTTTTATCTCTTAAAGAAAGGAGAAAACATTTTGGCAGGTAATGTTAAAGGCATAAGTATTGAAATCGGTGGTAATACTACCAAACTTACTAATGCATTGAAAGATGTAGATTCTCAATCAAAAGCAACCCAAAAGGAATTAAAAGAAGTTGACAAAGCAGCTAAACTTGACCCTTCTAGTACTGAATTATACACACAGAAACAGTCATTATTACAACAAGCAGTACAAGATACCTCAGCTAGATTAGATGTATTAAAACAGGCACAAGTACAAGTAGAGCAACAATTTGCAAATGGTGAAATTGGTGTAGAACAATATCGAGCTTTTCAACGTGAATTAACTACTACAGAAGCAACTCTAAAGGGTTATCAAACACAAATTCAAACTACATCACAAGAATATGACAGATTAAAAAATGCAAATAAGGATTTACAAACTTTTTTCCAAGCAACTGGGACATCTGTAGAACAATTCTCTGACGTATTAGGTTCAAAATTAACTACCGCAATTTCTAACGGTACAGCAAGTGCAGACCAGATTAATAGAGCGTTAAATCAAATGGGTAGACATGCACTTGGAGCAGGAGCAGATATTGACCAAATGAGACAAGCACTAACCCAAATAAATACTAGTGGCTTGAATGGTGTTCGTAGAGAATTTGGACAGATTGCAGATGCGGCTAATGATGCAGAAGATGAAGTTAATGGATTTGGCGATAGTTTAAAGGATGTTGCGGCAGGACTGGTTGCAGGTGGCGGTATCGCTACTTTATTCCAACAGGCAATGGATGTATCTAGTTTAAATACTAAAATAGATATCTCAATGAATCTTAATGAAGCTGATACTAAAGCTGTACGTCAATCTATTATGGAAACTACTGCTGCAATAGGTGATGAAGAAGCTGCATATGAGGGCGTTCGTAGGCAAATGACACTTAATAAGAATGCATCTATGGAAACGAACCAAGAGATAATCAAAGGTGCTTCGATGATTTCTCATGCCTATGCAGAGGTTGATTTTAAAGAACTTATCCAAGAATCTCATGAGATTGGTAAAGAATTAGGTATCAGTCAACAAGAAGCATTAGCAATGACAAATGCTTTACTGGGTATTGGTTTTCCTCCAGAACAATTAGATATTATTGCTGAATACGGAAGCCAACTAAAACGTGCAGGCTATGATGCTGAACAAGTACAGGCATTGATGGCAGCAGGTGTCGAAACTGGAACATGGAATATTGACAACCTTTTAGATGGATTAAAAGAAGGTCGTATTGTAGCTGCGGAGTTTGGACAAGGTGTCGATGATGCCATGAAAGATGCTATTAAAGGAACTGTTATTTCAGCAGAACAATTGCAAAAATGGGGACAAGCAGTGGCATCTGGTGGTCAAGACGGTGCAAAAGCAATGCAAGAAATGACCATGGCACTGACTACTATTGATGATGAAACTAAGCGTAATGAAATTGGTGTAAAGCTGTTCGGTACACTCTGGGAAGAGCAAGGTAATAAAATTTCTGACACTATTCTTAACATGAATAAGAATATGCAAACGTCAGCAGAGAATCAAAATAAGTTAAACTCTGACGTTGCTAAATTAAATGCAGATCCTATGTATGCTCTTAGTGAAGCAATTGGGAAGATAAAAGAAGCATTCGCTCCTTTGTTAGCAGATGTTGCTAGTTTTATTGCTGATATTGCAAATTGGGCTTCAGAAAACACTACATTAGTTGCGACTATTGTTGGTATAGCTGCTGTCATTGGTACAGTAGTAGCAGCTTGTATGGCTCTTGCACCTGTTATAATGACCCTCACAGGTGCAGCAGGAGGACTAACAGCAGCACTTGCAGTAATAACCTCTCCCGTTACTTTAATTGTAGCAGGGATAGCTGCATTAATTGCTATATTAGTTTGGGCTTATAACGAGTTTGAAACGTTTAGAAATATTGTTGATTCAGTATTTTCGACAATCAAAGAAGTAGTAATGGCGGCACTGTCAGTGGTGGTATCATTCATTAAATCTAAGCTAGATGAAGTAAAAGCGTTCTGGGATGAAAATGGTAAGCAAATACTACAAGCAGTTGAGAACGTCTGGGGATTCATTAAAGGCGTATTCGAAATTGTCATGCCTATTATACTAAGTATTGTTAAAGACGCTTGGAATAATATCAAAGGTATTATTGACGGTGTTCTTAAAGTAATCATGGGACTAGTTAAAATCTTCACAGGTCTATTCACAGGTGACTGGTCTAAAATGTGGGAAGGCGTTAAACAAGTATTATCTGGAGCTGTACAAGCAGTCTGGAACGTAATTGAACTTTGGTTCATGGGTAAGATACTTGGAGTCTTCAAGACGTTTGGTAAGTTCGTAAAAGAACTATTCGACAAACTAGGTGGCAGTCTTAAATCTATCTGGGATAAGATTGGCTCCGTTGCATCTACAGCTTGGAATAAAGTTAAAGAAGTAATTATGAAACCAGTAGAAGGTGCTAAGAAAGGTGCATCAGATGCATTCGAAGCTTTAAAGAACGCTATCTCTACAGCATCTACAGCTATCTGGAATGCGGTTAAGTCTAAGTTTGAACCATTGAAAGACATAATGTTCAAGCCTATTGAGACAGCTAAGAACTTAATCAAATCAGCTATAGATGCTATTAAAGGATTCTTCTCTGGATTGAAATTGAAGTTCCCTAAAATTGAGATGCCAAAGCTACCTAAATTCACTCTAAAAGGTGAGTTTAGTTTGAAGCCTCCATCAGTTCCTAAGATTGGTATTGATTGGTTCGCAGATGGTGGTATCATGACTAACCCTACAGCATTCGGTATGAATGGAAGTAATCTAATGGTAGGTGGAGAAGCAGGACGAGAGGCAATCTTACCTCTAAATGCTCGTAACTTATCAGGTATTGGAGCAGGAATTGCAGATCAAATGAAGGCTCAATCACAACAACAAGTAGTCTATGTACAACCTGCACCAGTTATGATAGATGGTCAAAAGGTTGGAGAGATTACATTCGATACAGTAAGTCAAATGCAATACAACAAAACCAACGTAATAGCATTAACGAAAGGGGTACAACTATGATTCTACAATTACTTAACGGTAAGAAGCTAGACATAGCAAACTATAGCCTAAGACGTTTATTCCACTATATCCCTTCTATCTCACTATCTCATTCAGTTGAGATGGTAGATGGTCGGGATGGTGGTATCTTTACGGATAGTCAATTTACAGAGCGTGTCATTACTGTAGAGTTATTGTATGAATCAACAGATATACAAGACTTCTACTTACTACGTGATGAAATCAATGCTCTGTTTACACATAAAGAATCGTTCTTCATTATTTTTAAAGGAGAACCATATAAACGATACTTAGTCAAGCTTAACCAAGGTTTTGTAATAGAACCTAATATGTATATGAACTCATTTGAACTAGAGTTTACTTGTGTGAACATCTTTGGAGAATCCACATCTACCACTCAGCAATTAAAGAAAGAATGGGACGTTAATCAATGGGCTTGGAACGATCAAATTTCTTGGGATGATGATATAGCTTACTCATTTACTACAAATTCATTCGTAGTTAGGAATGAAGGTACAGCTCACATTGACCCTAGACAAAGTGAATTAAAGATAACCGTACAAGGAGATTACCCAAACGGTCTCACGCTTACTAATAATACAACAGGCGAAGTATATCAATATACGAAATCACTAACAAGTAGTGACAAGCTAGTATTGGATGGAGTAAGAACTCTTAAGAATGGAGCAAGTGCATTCAGAGATACGAATAAGAAATTGATAACACTAGCACAGGGAGGAAACTCTTTCTCTGTCACAGGTGGCACATTAACTAAAATAGATTTCGACTTTAGATTTTTGTACTTATAGAAAGGAGTAACAACTTTGACAATTTTATTAAACAATACCGGCAATCCGATTACTCGTGAAGAACGTAATAAGATTAACGAGAACTGGGATAGAATTATTGGAGGCTTAACAGAGCTTCAATTCCAGATTAACGTTCTGGCAGGTGGTAAAGAGGTAGCAGACATTTTAGAATCTATTCGAATTGCTACAGAGAACGCTATTAAAGCAACAGAGAATGCAGAAGATGTAACAGCTCGTGCTAATGATGCTATTGCTCAATCAGAGATTGCTTCAGACAATGCTAGGGCAGCCGCTATGGATGCTCTTAAAGCTAAACAAGAAGCTGATAAGGCTACAGCAGATGCTATCAATAAAATTTCAGAAATGAACACATTGATACTAACTACGCAAGGATTAAACAATACATCACAATTAAAGATTGATGAGATGAATACGCTAATTGCAACTTCAACTCAGCTTAACACTGATTTACAGTCTCTTAAGACTCAACTTCAAACTGAAATCTCAGCTTCTAAAGTTGCTACAGCGAATGCTAATCAAGCGGCAGAAGCTATCAAAGGTTGGGGTACAGCTACAGAATGGAACTCAACTACAACTTACTCAAAGAATAACGTGGTAACTCGTAACGGTTCTACATTCCAATCGAAAGTAAATAACAATATAAATAAACCACCAACATTTACAGATGCTAACTGGATTCTACTTGCTCAACGTGGAGTAGACGGTACTGGTTCTGTATCATCTGTAAATGGTGTTCTACCAGATGCTAGCGGTAATGTAGTAATTGACACTGGATTACTAGATGCTTATACAAAATCTGAAACAGATGGTCTTATTGCATCAGCAGAAAGTAAGTTCACCTCTCAGGGTTATGCTACAAGTGATTTAGATACAGTAACAGAGGGAGAATACAAAGATTCAACTATTTCTGGATTGAAGCATGTTACACCAAATGGAGAGTCATTCTTACCAGAGCAGGTAGAATATCTTGGTGAAGTAGTAGTAGACGTTGATGGAGAAGTAACAACAAGACTGTATAGAGCAACAGATTTAGTTACAGGTGTTGTAAACACTCGTGTAATTCGTACTGATTCTACAGTGGTTATCTCTGACTCTACTTGGTCTAAAGGTGGCGGTACTGGTTCAGGCGGTAAGTTTGTAACTGTCCCACTTAAACTTAAGACTACAGCTAAGAATCAAAAGAACTGGACTATTCCTAATGACCAACTGGATATGGCTACAGATAGTGTTCTAGTATTCTTCAACACTGTATATCTACGTCCAGAGCAATATACAATTACTGGTTCTGTGGGAACTGGTTATAAGTTAAGCTTTGATTCTCCAGAACCAGAGATTGCAGACAACAACATCGACATTGTAATCTACAAGAACGTTCCAGACGTTATGGGACTGATTAGTGGTACAGCATTAGTTGATGGTTCAGTAGGTATGAGTAAACTATCTAATGAAGTTAAGGACGCTATCAACGAAGCTAGTCAAGCTAAAGACGCATGGCAGAAAGGTAAGTTCAATGATACTAACGTAATCAACTTAGGAGACCG